AGACACAACTGTGCCAACCCAGGACCAAAAACAAAAGCAAGATATTGGTCTTGCAGGAAGTGGTAGTATGCAAATCCGTGAAGTAGTTGGCATTACTGAAGAAGAGTTCGAGGCGCTGGCCGAGAAAAAGGACGCCTGCTACCACAAAGTGAAATCAAGATATAAAGTTTGGCCATCAGCCTATGCCTCTGGTGCTCTAGTGCAGTGTCGTAAGAAGGGTGCGGCCAACTGGGGTAACAAGAGCAAGAAGTAATGAAGGTAAACGAAATCCTAGAAGGACAGCGTTGTTGGAAAGGGTACGAGAAGAAAGGTACCAAGATCATGTTTGGCAAACGTGTGAACAACTGTGTCAAGCGTGAACACGTAGACTTCTGTGTGAACTGCCATTCCCTAGTGCTACATGAATCACTGGACGAGAACCTAAAGAAATGGTTCAAGGACAAATGGGTGCGTTTTGGCCCAAAAGGCAAGATCAGGGGAGACTGTGCGAGAGGCAGTGATAAGGAAGGCAAGCCAAAATGTTTACCAGCCAAGAAGGCCTACGCTCTGGGTAAGAAGGGCAGGGCAAGTGCGGCACAGAGAAAGAGAAGAAAAGATCCAAACGCCAACAGACGTGGTAAAGCCAAAAACGTTGCTACTAAAAAAAAATAAATGATACGCAGAAGGCCGGGAGATGAACGGTTTTTCGAAATATATCAAGCCTGCGTTGATAGAAATCCAGAAAGCAACATTCACTTCTTCGGGCATGGTGCAAACCACATAGATAATATCGACAGGGATTTATTGACTGCAAATAAACCAAACATAATTTTAAGTTTGGACCTTTCACATCATAAAACAAGACAGCGAATCAAAAAGGAAGTATCAGAAAAACAAGCAGAACTTTGGTGGATAGGTGCTGAGTACGATGTGTTCGGCGATGAAGCAATCAAGGAAAGTTGGTGGGGTGGAGAATTCTTCTTGCAGGCCAATGAATATATTAATCTTCCCAAAATTGCAAAAGAGCCTTCGAACAAAAATCCTCATTGGATCTCTTTGACCCTCGGCCCTCGGCACTCTCGAGTCTATAGTAGCACCTGCTTGATGCATTATGCTGACCTCGATAAAGGAGAAATGCGTATTAAAACACATATGGCAAAACCTTACAATTCGTTAAATGAACTTGTGGCCAAAGGATGCAAATGGAAGACGCCACCAAACACCGAAATGGAGGCCACATATGCAAAGATACTTACTAGGCCATGGTGGGGTACACAGAGGTTCCTTTGGCAAACATACAATCAACTGGGACACTGCAATAATGCAACCAATTTCGAGCAGTATCTAAGACATCTGTATAGGACAACAATAGTGGAAATTGTCAATGAGACAGCCATCGCAGACGAGGAGACCGGAAACAGAGCACCTGTCTTTTTGACAGAAAAAATCTGTAACAGTATACATGCACTCAATATTCCTATTGTGTGTGGGGCAAAACACACAGTGAAATTTTTAGAAAGCATGGGATTTGATTGTTTTAGGAGTGACATCAATCATGAATATGACGATGAGGAAGACAGTACCATACGTATAGAGAAAGCCATAAAAGATAATACGAAGATCCTAAATGATTATAATTTTGCTAAAAAAGTTTGGGAAACTAATTACAATGCACTTAAAAAAAACAAGGACCTGTTAAAGTCCTTGTTACACAATTTCGCAAATGGTAAAAACATACCTATGTTAGATGATATTAATGAATTTTACCTTGCAAAAAGCACTGAAATATAATATAATAATGAAATAATAAGGAGAAACAAATGGCAGTAAGAAACTTCAATGACGCTGAAAAGCAGAAACTAATCCAGATCATTTCCCAAGGCTCACAGGTACTAGGTGAGGTTGAGGACTTGAAGGGTGGATTGAAAGACACAGTAAAAGCAATAGCAGAAGAACTAGAATTGAAACCAGCATTGATCAACAAGGCGATATCGGTTGCTCACAAAGGCAACTACCAGAACATCGCTGACGAGATGGACACGCTGGAGAGCATACTGAACACAGCCGGCAAACTTTAATGTTAGCGAAAGTCAGATCATTCTGGCTTCGTAGTTTTGAGAGTGACAGGACTGCGTTCTATTTCGAACTAGTCAGTTTCATTTTCACAGTTGGAGCCAGCCTCACACTTGCGATAACGGCCGCAGACCCAGACATGACAATAATCTATCCTGGATTCTTCATAGGAGCGATTACACAATGTTATGCTTCTTATAGACGGAACGCGGCATTCGTAATGATGATCACTGGCTACTTCTCAATCATAAATGTCTACGGCTACGGCGTGGCAAGTTATTGGTGGTAAGATGAGTTACATAGACGCATTATATAAAAAAGACGAAGACAAGATCTATGTCGTAGAACGTGATCCCAAGAAGGGCCGGATATTCACGGAATATGACGCAAGGTATGTGTTCTACTATCCAGATGCCAGGGGCAAACACAGAGGTATGACAGGTGAGCCATTACAGAGAGTAGTGTGTTCAACAAACAAAGAATTCATAAAAGAGCAACGTATAAGATCAAACAAGCAACTTTATGAACACGATATCAATCCAGTGTTCAGATGTTTGGAAGAGAATTATCTTGGTAAGGAAACTCCAAAACTGAACGTGATGTTTTTTGATATCGAGGTAGACTTCGATCCAGATCGAGGCTACTCCACGACAGATGATCCGTTCATGCCCATAACTGCCATAAGTTGTTACATGAGCTGGACGGATCAACTGGTCACACTCGCAGTTCCACCCAAGACGATCAGTATGGCCGACGCCGAAGAACTCACAAAGAGATTTGACAACACGATGTTGTTTGAGAAAGAGAAAGATATGCTGGACGCTTTCCTACAACTTGTGGAAGACGCAGACATACTGTCTGGTTGGAACAGTGAGGGATATGATATTCCATACACAGTTGGTAGAATACAAAAAGTGTTAAGTGGAGATGACACAAGGAGATTGTGTTTCTGGGGCGAGAAACCAAAGAGAAGAGTGTTTGAGAAGTATGGCAGAGAGCAGTTGAGTTTTGATCTCGTAGGTAGAGTACATTTAGACTTGCTTGAACTATACAGGAAGTACACATACGAGGAGAGACACAGTTTCAGACTAGATGCCATAGGCGAACACGAACTGGGCGAGAAGAAGACTGTGTACGAAGGATCCTTAGATAATCTATACAAGAATGACTTTGGACTATTCATAGAATACAACAGACAAGACACAGCACTATTGGCCAAACTCGAGAAGAAACTGAAGTTCATAGAACTTGCCAACGAGATAGCACACCAGAACACTGTGTTGCTACAGACAACGATGGGTGCTGTCGCGGTGACAGAACAGGCCATAGTAAATGAAGCACACAGAAGAGGAATGCAGGTACCAGGCAGGAAATACAAAAAAGAAGGTGAGGAGAATCAACCGGCGGCGGGTGCCTACGTGGCAACTCCTACGAAGGGCATACATGATTGGATTGGTTCCATTGACATAAACAGTCTGTATCCTAGTGTTATTAGGGCACTGAACATGGGACCTGAAACCATAGTGGGACAGATAAGACCCGTGATAACTTCTGCGGAAATAAACAGGGCCAAACACGCCAAGAAATCATTCGCGGCGGCCTGGGACAGTCAGTTTGGAAGTTGGGAATACCAGGCAGTGATGAATCAGGAGAAGGGCACAGAGATAATAGTTGATTGGGAGGACAAGACCAGTGTGCGTATGAGTGCGGCACAACTGTATGAGATCGTATTTGACGGCAACAACAAATGGATGTTAAGTGCTAATGGCACAATATTCACCTATGAGTATGAGGCTATCATTCCAGGGTTGCTGAAACGTTGGTACGCAGAACGTCAAGAAATGCAACAGAAAATGCGTGAGTGTGGCGACAACGAGATCGAAAGAGAATATTGGGACAAGAGACAACTTGTGAAGAAGATTAATTTGAACAGCCTGTATGGTGCGATATTGAATCCAGGCTGTAGATTCTTTGACATAAGGATTGGACAATCAGTGACACTCACAGGTAGATGTATCACAAAACACATGGCCAGCAAGGTCAATGAGATAGTCGCGGGCAAGTATGACCACAAAGGCGAGAGTGTGGTGTACGGAGACACGGATTCCGTGTATTTCACCGCACACAAAACACTGCAAAAAGAAATAGACGAGGGTGTGATACCATGGACGAAAGATAGTGTGGTCGCACTGTATGACAAGATATCAGATGAAGTCAATGGTTCATTCAAAGCGTTCATGACAAAAGGTTTCCATTGTCCAAGCACACGTGGTGAAGTGATCAAAGCAGGAAGGGAACTTGTGGCATCAAAAGGGTTGTTCATAACGAAGAAAAGATATGCGGTGCTGTACTATGACAAGGAAGGCAAACGTACAGACACGGAAGGCAAAGAAGGCAAGATGAAAGCAATGGGTCTCGACTTGAAACGTTCAGACACTCCGGTGTACGTACAGGACTTCCTGAGTGAAATACTGTACATGGTGCTAACGGGTAAGACAGAGACCGAGGTGCTTGAAAGGATCAGTGAGTTCCGTGCTGAATTCAAGGCAAGACCAGGTTGGGAGAAAGGTTCGCCTAAGAGAGCAAACAACATGACCAAGTACACCGAAGAGGAAGAAAAGAAAGGCAAAACCAACATGCCGGGACACGTCAGGGCCAGCATGAACTGGAACAAGTGTAGGGAGATGTATGGCGACAAGTATTCGATGCCTATCACAGATGGTGCGAAGGTGATAGTGTGTAAACTGAAAAGCAATCCATTAGGGTACACCAGCATAGCGTATCCTGTAGATGAACTGCGTATACCAGAATGGTTCAAGGAACTGCCGTTTGACGGAGATGCCATGGAGAGCACAATACTGGATCAGAAGATAGACAATCTGATAGGTGTGTTGGATTGGGACGTTCAGTCAACAGAAACCACAAACACGTTTAACAAATTGTTTGAATTCTAAATACCGATATGCTGAGCATTGAAGAGATCAAACTGCTTATAGAGAAACTGGAACGTGTTAAGGAGAATGACCTTAAGGCACTGATAGACAGTAATCTTGAAATATTGAAAGATCTTGCTCTGGCAGTGGATGCCAACAATAGGGAGGAGATTGATAAATTAGATAAAACAGCGGCATGGTTCCGAAAGGACCTAGAGCAAAAAAGGAAAACGCCTGTAGTTGACAATTGGTTGTTTAGGATGGTGCAGACTAAAATATTCCAGTTCGCAAAAACCAATCTATACAATAGTTTAGAAATAGGGCCAGGTACAGGAATGTTTTCTAAGGAGTTCAGGGCATGGAGAATGAATTTTTTCCTAGATTTATTGCCAGCATTTGATGTTGAAAATAAAATTAGAAGGAGATTCAATCCACAACATCAGAAGTATCTTAAATTCTATCTTACCAAAAACACGGAATGCTCAAACATACCACAGGCTAGTTGTAATTTCGTATTCAGTTGGGACACTTTCGTTTTCTTTACACAACCTCACGTGCAACAATACCTACATGACATCAAGAGAGTGCTTATTCCTGGAGGATACTGTTTTATACATTACGCTGACTGTCATTATGATTTAGATCTCACAAACGCAAAAAGGAACTATTGGAATTACAACACAAAAACTGCAATGACTAAAATAATTGAGGATGAAGGTTATGAGGTTGTAGAAATGAATCAATTCAAGCCTGGTGCCAATTATGCCATATTCCGTAAACCTGGTAAACAAAATCCAGTTGTGTACAAAGTTTCTGAAATAACACTAGACTAAGATCTAAATATCATATACAATACAAACATTATGATAGATATCTTGAAAGACATCGTTAAACACACGCATGGACTGGGATTCTTGGATCTTGTAAAAATCACCGGAGACGATAAGGAAACTGCAATCGACTCCATGGCGGAAGACAGATCTGTGATCCTGCAAGGATCTTTCCACAAACCACAAACGGAGATGACAGGTACGTTCGGTATGCCTCAGATGGGCAAACTTGACATACACCTGAAGTGTCCGGAGTACAAGGAGAAGGCTAACATAACTGTGTTGTCCGGTGAGAGAAACGGTGCAACTGTTCCGACTGGAATCCATTTCGAGAATGAAAAGGGCGACTTCAAGAACGACTACAGATTTATGAACGCTGAGATAATCAACGAGAAACTTAAGACAGTGAAGTTCAAAGGTGTCAAGTGGGACGTTGAGATCGAACCAAGCGTGGCGAGTGTGCAGAGATTCAACTTCCAGGCAACTGCAAACACAGAACACAATTCATTCGTTGTGAGGACAGAAGATGGGAATTTGATTTTCACTTTTGGTGACCAAGCATCGCATGGTGGAGAGTTCGTGTTCGCGACCGACGTTAAGGGCACACTTAACAAAGGTTGGAGTTGGCCGGTAGGACAGGTGCTACAGATATTGAAACTGTCGGATTCAGCGAAGGTCACATTACACTTCTCTAACGAGGGTGCGATGATGGTCACGGTTGACTCTGGATTGGGCAAGTATCAATACATCATACCAGCACAGGCGCAATAATGACGACAGATAATAGTAAGCAGGAACACCTAGGAGATTTGAGCAGAGACTTCGCTGTGTTCCTGCCTGCTATATCTAACTTCTACAACACATTCATAAGCAAACAGAGAGTATCAGAAGGCAAACACATTCCTGCAGAGAGGATACCAGCAACATTTGAGAAT